CGGTGTTGTCATGCCCGTTCCGGCGCCGATGCCATACTGCTGCATTCCAGTGGCTGCTGGGCGGTTGGCCGATGACATGCCAGGCAAGATTGTGCCGCCGCCTTTGAACCATGCTTCTTCCATGTTTTTACGATTCTCTTGCCAATATTGCCTGTTATAGCTTTGGGCAGCATCAAAAAATTGTTTGTTAATCTCGTTGTATTTTTGCTGGCTGTCGGATACGCTGATAAACATTTTGGTTTGGTCCAAAATGAATTTATTAATGGCGGCATCATACGCAGATTTGAACGCCGCGTTTTGGCCAGCGGGTCCAAAGTCATAAGACACACCAACAGCTTTAGCACTAGACATGCCTTGCACATATCCAGATGTGGCTCCAGCCGCTTCTTTTGCTGCCGCTGCCGCACGCTCCATATTGCTAGCGAATGTACCGGACGACCCGGCTGCGGCTTGCGTGGCCTTGGCAACGATGTTCTGCTGATAAGCAGCATCTGCTGCTTGGACCTTTCCATCGCGTACTGCTACCGCTGCCCGTTCTTGCTGCCTAGCAACCTCAGCAACGGTCCCTGCTTGAACCTGAGCTAAATCCGCCGCTTCTTTAATTGCATCAAGTGCCTTGTAGTGCTCGGCATTGGCGGTGCCTTGCGCTGCAGCCAAGCGGATAACAGCCTCAATCTCTTTAGCTTTTTGCTCAGCGGAAACAACCGCTAGCCTTGCCTTTTCAACCTCGGCGGCAATCTGCGCTTGTGTTGCCTGCAGCTCAAGCTCGGCTTGCCTGACAGTGATTTCATAGATATCTTTGGCGGCCTTGACTCGTTGCGTTTGATTCTGCGCGTTATCAAGCTGGCGCTGCGCCTGCTGGAGCAATACATCATTGACCTGCATCTCAGCTTGCAGGTAAGCCTGCGTGATCGAGGCTCGCTGATTGGCTACGGCATCAACGACTTTGGCAGATGCGTCAGCCGCCTGCCCTGCCTCCTGGATTGCTTTGGTGACGGCTTGCTGTTCTTCCTTTAGTTTCTTTGCCGCTTCTTTGGCGTCGTCAATCTTAGGCGGCAAACTGGAATAGTTCTTGACTGATTCGGCTGCTGCCTCATTGACTTTTTGCTGTTCTTCCTTGAACTTGCCGACCTTATCGTTGGTCAGCCCAAGAAAACCAGCAAGCCTGCCTACTTGCTCAGCGATGAATTGAAAGACTGGATTTTGCGATAGCGCCTTGAAGCTGTCAATAACAAACGCAAGGACTTTAGAAAAGTTGCTGATAACGCCAATAGCATTCTCAAAGCCTTTGATCAAGATGCTTTGAATCGCTACGCGGATGGCGTCAAAGTCAATATCTTGAAATGCTGCCTGCAGTGATTTGATGACCGGTTGGATTGCCTCGTAAACCTTGGGGAAGATCACATTCCCGAGATAGCTCCACCAGTCGGCAAGCATCTGGCCGACAGCCGCCAAGCCCTGAGCGCCAGCAACAACAGCAGGTGCAAAGACTTGGCCGATGCTGTTAAGCAGTTGATCCGTTACCTGCCGCAGGTTGTTAAATGTCTGCTGTTGTGCCGTCAGCTTGCCGTTTAAGTTTTCGGCTGCGCCTGCTGCACCGGACAATGCTTCGTACAAGACTTGGCTTGTGATCTTGCCGTCTTGCGCCATGCCTTGCAGCTCGCCGCGGCTCTTGCCGGTGGTCTGCGCAATCGCATCAAGCAACTGCGGCATCCGCTCGGCAACGATGACGAACTCATCACCGTTCAGCTTGCCCTTGCCTAGCGCCTGGCTGAGCTGGAAGAATGCGCCTGCTGCCTCTTCACCAGCAAGGCCGGATTGCAGCGCGATGGCGTTGAATCCTTGGTAGATCTGCCCGGTTTCCTGCAGGCCAAAGCCAACGCCTTTCAGTCGACCGTATACGTCAGCTAGAGCCTTGGTTGCGTCTGTTTGGGTAATGCCAAACTTTTCTGAGCTTTGCGAAGCCAGTGCCATTGCGGCGTTGAACTCCTCAGTGCCGCTTGTCAGATTGCGTAGTCGCTGCTCAGCCGCGCCGCGTTCAAATGCGACATTAAGCCCTTGCTGAACTGCTGATAGAGCCGCAGCTATCGACAACATCGGGCCAAGTGCTGCCGTTAATGCGCTACCCAGCCCCTTTGCGCCAGTAGCTGCGGCGGTGAATCCACCCTGCACATCTTGCGATGCAGTCTTGACGCGGTTGAGCTGCTGGATCGCGTTGGCGGCATCAACGTTAATCGCAACATTTGCTACGACTGACATGATCCGCCAACTGGTTCCTTACATTCTACGCCGACTAGCTTTCTGGCTTGACTCTTCCGCTTCTTGATATTCCACCTGATACATCAATCCCCAAAGCTGCAGCTCCTCGTAGGTGAGACGCTCCGACAGCTCTAAAAGCGTGTATCCAAGATCTCTGGCTAAGCGCATCATCAGCCGTAGCAGATGATCTTGCTTGACCAGCTTGATCAGTTTTTTGCGTCTACTTCCTCTTCGCTAGCGTCGTACTGATCTGTGATCACGGCCAACATCAGGCTTTGGAGGTCAGAATCGCGGACTTCGTTTTTCAGTTCAGCGATCTCACCGGCGCGGAACAACGGGCGACCGTTCTCGTCCAATGCCTTGGATACCAAAAGCTGCAGCGCAAACGCCGTTGCCTCATCTGAGCCAGCATCCTTCTGTGCCCGCTCTCGCTCCGCCATGGTCAGAGGCTTGCAGTAAAACTCAAACACCTCGCCGTCGCTCAGCTCGACTTGCTTCTTGATCGGCGTAAGGTTTGCTGCTTTCTTCAGGCGATCAAGCGCGCGCATAGACGAATTGGCAGATGCCATGCAAGAAATGTTCAGTTCATTGATACTTTAATCGCAAAAAAGCCCCTAGTGCAACTAGGGGCAATCAGCGATCAAGCGGTCGTGCTGAAATCGAAGCTAGGAGCACCGGCCGGGCGGAAAGTGATCTCCACTTGCTGAGCATCATCGGGATTGATGTTCAGGCTGGCGGTCAACAGCACAGCATCCATGGCAATGCTGCGGCTCAGCGCCTCGGTGCCTTGCTTGTCGGTGTACAGCTTGAAGCCGCAGCCAACCTGCTGGCGCTGCAGCACGTCTTCCACCATGCGGTTGGACAGCGCAGCGTCCTCGTTGGTGACGTAGATCGTTGCGGTACCGTTGCCATCGGCAAAGCCAGGGATATATGCACGAAAAGGCGCATACTGGCCAGCAGTTTGGCCGATGGTGGTCACTTCGATCTCAGCGCGGCTGATTTCAAAGCTCCACGACTGCACTTGGCCAACGGCGGCATAGTCGGCGTAGTACACCTCGAACTCGTTAGGTGCCACGGCCGTGCCGTCGTCGGTGATGGCAAGGATGGTACCGCCAGCAGCGGTGGATACGGTCAGCGCGCCAGTGGCTGCGGTGTAGCTCAACACGTAGTAGGTGGTGGCTGCATCAATCGGAGACGGCAGCGTGCCGGATCCAGATCCGCCGGTTTGGCTATTGATAACGCGGAACTTGACCGGATCGCCAGCCTTGAAGTTCAGGTACGGCTGAACGGTAATGACATCAGTGCTGGCATTGACGCCGGATTCGGGGAAGTTGCCGTTAGTGCCAGCGGGTTTGTAGTAGAGAGCGCCGGACGTACCGGACAAAACAGTAACAGCCATGTTGTGAACGGTAGTGGCTAGATTCAGTCTAGATAGGCTTCAAACGTAGCAGTTAGCTGAGTTTGAAAGTAAGGCTCAGGCGCTGCTGGCGTTACTTGCGCTGGCCCCGAGGCTGCATCAAAGATAATGCTTGAAAACTTGGCGCGATCAAACAAATCCTTTAGCCGTTCTGCAATGGTGAAATTAGCTGCAGCACCTTGACCCTGCGGCGTAAAGACATTGACCACCAACGTGCCAGTCTGGCGGTTGAAACCAACGCCACCAGTCGGCAGCAGCGTGGCGTAGCTGTTATCGCCAAAGCGAATGAACACCTGCACCCATGGCGTGTTGTTGGGTGGCGTAAATGGCACGTTCTGATAACTGACCGGATACGCAGGCGACAGCGCCATCTGCGTTGCAATGCGCCCTTCAATGGCGGCACGAACGTCGTTGTAGGTGCTGCTCATGATTCCCTCCCGATGCGGTCAGCGTTGACGCGCACAAAGCCTTGGATGTCTTTGGCGATGCCTTGCACCCAACCCGCCGGCGCTTGTTTGCTGCTGCCATTGGCAAGAGACTCTGCATACGGCAGGTTGTTGTGCACGCTGTACACGTTGCCTAGCTTTTCTTGCTGGTAGTTCATCCTGCGCAATGGCACGATTAATCCGCCTGGCGGAGATGTTTTTGAGCGATCCGCATTGGAAGGCTCTTGCTGCGGTCCGCCGTCGTAAGAGCCCGCCGCATTTTCCCCTACCTGCCAGCTAACGCGAAACCGGCCAGTATCAACAGGGCTTGCTTGCTTGAGGCGGCTGTCGGTCTCTAGTACAGCAACGCGCAACAGCTTTTCAAACTGCTGCTCAGCGTAGTTGCCAATATCGCCGACCTTGATTTCGCGCGCCATTATGCCCTCAGGATCAGCTCGTAGGTGATCGGGGTGTTGTCCTGTTCAATCGTGCGCACTTCAATAACCTGATGCGTCACACTGCTAATTAGCACTTCATCAGCCGTAGTAGGTGCGTTGGCAATATCAGCAGCAGCAATCAGCAGGCGCTTGTCGCCAGCTTGAATCAGATCATTGACCTCACGCAGGTTGACATCTTCCAACACGCCACGCACTACGGTGTCGGCGGTGGTTTCGGTGACGGTGCCAGTGGTGGCGTTATACGAGCCAGTCGTTACACGGCGGATGGTGGCAACACCGCCAAACTTTGCCATCAGCTTGCTGGCAACCTTGCGTAGCGGGCTAGCTAATGCCATCAGAGCTTGTAAGCGACGCAGTGGCCATTCTGCAGCTTGATACTGGTAAACACGCCATACAGCGTGGTTGCAGCGCTGAACGACTGGCCAGATATTGTGTTTCCGTCGTAGTTCTGCGCGATGATGGTATCGACTTGGGTGTTGCTTGTGAAATGAATCGCACCCCAGCGGCCCACGCGGGTGGTGGTATCACTGAAAAAGGTTGCCCCTATCGAGTAATCAATGCCGAAAAAGTTAGGATCACTCATGACTAGATCTTGTAAGCGACGACTTTGCCGGATGCCAGAGTCACGCTGGTGAATACACCTTCAATCTCGTCGCCTGCGCCAAGCGGTACGGAGGTGAACGCATTGCCAGTTGCATTCTGCACGGTAGCTGTGCTGATTACGGCATCCGCAACTGCATACAGCTTGTAAAACCTACCGGCGTGGGCGGCGGTATCGCTAATGTACTCAAAACCTATGCTGTACTCGTCCATGGTTAGCTCCTGCGGATAGAGAAGTTGCCTGGTCCGCTAATTCTAAGCCCTGTGAGGTATCGCTCCATCAGCGGCGGCACCTTGTCAACACCAACAGCGCCGTAACCGAGGTTGGGAGTCACGTCAATGCTGCCAATCTTGACGTTCTTGTAGTCTTCCAGCCCGCTTAGCCCAATGCCATCAGGGTTGTTGTTGAGATAAGTGGCCAGCACAACCTGTGCATACTGCACCTGCTGCGGAATCTCAGTGTCGGTGTAGTAGTCCGTCGTGATGCGAAACGGAAAGCCGACAGCGTACGTATTGATGTAGGTATCAGGCTTGCGCACGCCAGTACGCGGCCACTGCAGCGCCTGCGTGTCAGTAGCGCGGGCGCCTAGAAACCGCTCACGGTCCAATCTTTGGGTAGCGGTAAATAGTGCACGGTTCTTTTGGTCAGTAGTAGCTGATGCCCATGCCGTTACATCAGCATCCTGCACAAAGCCATCAATGATCTCCTGCGCTGCTGCCAGCGTCAGGTAGGAGTTTGCGCTTGCCGACCCTACGGTTGCGTTGATTGCTATTGCCATCGTTGGGTGGCTCCGTCATTTCAAGTTTAAGTGTGGGCTCTGCAATAGAAAGAGAGGCTGCCTCGTTAGAAGCAGCCTCCAGTTCACGCAGTCGCCGAAAGGCGAACATGCCCATCAGACGCGCTTCAGCAGCACGGTCAGGATCACACCAGCCAGAGTGGTGGTGGTGCCGGTGACATCAAGAGCCAGGCGGTTGCCGGCTTCAAGAACGAGGTCTCCGTTGGTGGTGGTCAGAGCAGGGGTTTGCTCAGTAAGAGCAGTGCCCTTGAAGTTGATGGTGGCGCTCAGAAGGTCGTCACCAGCGGTGGCGGCCTCAGTGCCTTGGCAACGACGAACGGTGCCGGTTACGGCGCCAGCATCGTTGCCGGCAGTGGCGTGAACTTCACGCACTGCAACCACCTGACACTTCACCGGAGCAGTCCAGAATTGCACGTCGGCAATCGAGGATGCACCGTAAAAAGTGGCTTCGAGGTACTGCTCGGTGGACAGTTCAAACTGGGAAGGTTGTGCCATGGTTAGTTACCTCAATCGAAGTTAGAGGTGTTGGTGGCGCGCACGATGCCGAGGTTCTTCAGCTCGTACACCTTCGACCAGTTAGCAACCGTTTCCAGCTGAGCGCGAGTGGGGTTGGCGGTAGTCACCGCCCACTTAGCGCCAACGGGGTGGTAGCAGTAGTGCAGGTCGATCGACATGGCATCGCTCTTGGCGAGGATGTCACGATCGGTTTCGGTCTGCATCGCCATCTGTTCACCGCTGGCAACAGCGCCTTGGGTGAAGAAATAGGTGGCGTATTCGGTCGAAGAACCGCTGCCATCGGTCTGCACATCGTCAGACACGATCACGCGCAGACCCATGTAGGTCGGCACGCTCACGGGACCGTAGGCACCAGCGATGCTGCCGCCAACGAAATCAGTGACGCTAGAAGTCAGACGTGCATCTGCCTCGGTCACGTAGTCGATTGCCTTGCGCTCAACCAGGTCGTAATAGACCTTGGAGTGCATGGCAACAGCGGCCAGTTTGTCGCCTTGATCACCCAGCAGGCTGCGGGCTTCGGCAACGTGACGGGGGCTCAGAGTGGTGGGGGTATCACCAGACTCGCCATCAATGGTTAGACCAAAGAAGGCAGCAGAGCTGGAGGTAGATCCCAGACTGCCGAACACGCCGCCAAGGCAGGACAGCAGATCCTTTTGGCGCTGGTTAGCGATGTAGTCAGCAATCTTGGCGCCGATGGCGGCCATAGGATCGGAACCAGCAGCAAGAGCTGCCAGGTCGCGCGATTCAAAAGCACGGCCACGGTGCAGGATCACGCCAACTTGCTTGTCGGCTTGGATCTTGCCAGGGGTGAGGCTGGTGCTATCGGTCAGCACCTCGAAATCGCCGGAAAGGTTGGCTTTCCAGAAGGGAACGTTGATGAAATCACCGCCCTCGGTGGCATTAAGCTCCGCCAGAGGCTGCACCACACCGGAAGCCAGGAAGGCATCACGCTGAGTGGTTTGCTCAATGACGTAAGGCGTAAATACCTCGGGGATGATGATGTCAGAGCGAAGGGTC